CCACGATTCGCACAGGTAACGGCATTTGAGTTTGAGGTGCCGACCGCACCACGATTCGCACAGGTCACGGCATTTGAGTTCGAAGTACCAACTGCACCGCGCTTCGCACAGGTCACGGCCTTTGAGCTTGAGGTTCCGACCGCTCCTCGATTCGCACAAGTAACGGCATTTGAGCTTGAGGTTCCTGATACTGCTGCGGACCGCTTTGCGCAGGTCACGGCCTTTGAGTTTGAAGTGCCGAACATCGCGGCTCCTACGGCTGTTACCATCGGTATCGAGACAGAAACCACGATACCGACCACCTTCGTGGACAATACCGGGGGTCTGTGGCCGCACCATGCGTTAATACGTGCGGTGGGCGCGGGTCCATGGGACAATCCTGGTGACGTAGCTGCGGGCGGCGAGTCCTATACGTTCGTCGGAGTAGCTTGTGGTAAGTGGGAAGTCACATTCCAGGCATTCTCACCGCTAGATGAGAGTGCCTTAGCGACGTTCGATACCGGACAGACGTGTCCTAGATTCGCACAGGTCACGGCATTCGAACTTGAGACCCCAAACGCAGGCGCTCCACGGTTTGCTCAGGTCACGGCCTTTGAGTTTGAGATTCCGACCGCTCCGAGATTCGCGCAGGTCACGGCCTTTGAGTTTGAGATTCCGACTGCTCCGAGGCATGCAAGAGTTACGGCCTTTGAGTTTGAGGTTCCGACTGCCCCGCGCTTTGCGCAGGTCACGGCGTTCGAGCTTGAGGTTCCGACCGCTCCTAGATTCGCACAGGTTACGGCGTTTGAGTTTGAGGTTCCGACTGCCCCGCGCTTTGCGCAGGTCACGGCGTTCGAGCTTGAGATCCCCACAGCGCCGCGATTCGCTAAGGTCACGGCCTTCGAGTTTGAGTCACCGAGCGATACCGCTCCGAGATTCGCGCAGGTCACGGCGTTCGAGCTTGAAACACCACCGGACGGCACGCTACGGTTCGCGAAGGTTACGGCATTTGAGCTTGAAGTACCGACCGCGCCGCGATTCGCGAAGGTTACGGCGTTTGAGTTGGAGACACCCCCGGACGGCGCGCGGTTTGCGCAGGTTACGGCGTTTGAACTTGAGGTAGAAGATACAAGCCTCGTAGCACAAACGCTAAGTACGTACAATCAGAGTGGCGTTTGGGAAAACATGGGATGGAGGCGACGATGGTAAAGAGGTTTTGGAAGTGGCATCAAGCGCGTGTGCGCGGGATTGGCGTTCATAGCGACAGAACCGGGTGGCATGTACGCTTCACCCCCAACTTTGGGCTCGGTGCTCCTTGGTTTAGAGGGGAGCTGCTACGGTACGGTCGGCATCACGGCCTACAAGTCATAAAATGGGTTCAGATGGGGTGGAACGGGCGGTGGTGTGTCAAGAAGCAGGTATTAGGCCGATCAAAAGTGGTCGGGGAGATGTACGTTAACAAACCAGGAGAGAAATAATGGCTCAGTATGCAGAAGCAGACGCCGATGCCGATGTTGGTGGTTGGGAAGACGAGTTGGACGAAGGAACTTTGTTCGCACACATCGGTGTGGGGACGAACCCAATTAACGATTCAGCCGATGACGCTACATATATCAAGTCATCGTCTGCGCCTTCCAACGTGGCGTGTGGGTTGGACTTGAGCACTGTGGAAGATCCGGCTGTGACTACTGGCCATATCATGCGCTGGCGGGCCATGAAAGACTCCGCTGGTGGGGCAACTATTGGGTTGGTTGTCGCGATCAACCAAACTTACACGGACGAAACGACGCCGGGCACCGAAATCGTTTCTACAACTCAGGCGGACTTGTCCGACACGATCGCCACGTACACGGACACGCTCACGGGCGGCGAAGCCGGGGCTATCACAGACTACTCGGATCTGACCGTTCGGTTCGTCGCCAACCAGACGTAATGACCGTTAGCGCGGATGCATACGTTGACTTTCTAAGCCGGTATGGTGTAGAAGCTGGCGAAGAGGGTCCGATCCTGTTTGTGCGGGAAGTGCTCGATCTTGAGCCCGACCCGTGGCAGCAGATCGTTCTTAGGGCCTTGGGGCGAGGCGAGCGGCGCGTTAGCGTTCGTTCTTGCCACGGGCCTGGGAAGACGGCGGTAGCGGCGTGGTGCGTGCTGTTCATGCTCCTTACGCGGTTCCCGCAGAAGACCGTCGCTACGGCTCCTACCAGCGGGCAGCTTTCGGGCGCCTTGCTGCCGGAGGTAAAAACGTGGTTCGGTCACATGCCGGAGGCTCTGCAAAAACTATACACGGTCAAGTCTGCCGGGATTTACCTCGACTCGGCTCCGAGTGAGAGCTTCTTCGAAGCGCGCACGTCGCGGGCGGAGAAGCCGGAGGCCCTACAGGGCGTTCACTCGGATCACGTGCTGTTGGTCGTAGATGAGGCATCTGGTGTGCCTGAGGCGGTATTCGAGGCCGCCATTGGTTCCATGTCCTCTCACAACGCTACGACGCTCCTTATCAGCAACCCGGTAAGGACGGCTGGCTTCTTCTACAATACGCACCACAGCATGTCGGATATGTGGCTAACGGTGCACGTCAGTCACGAGGACAGTCCACGAGTAACTGACGACTTCGTGTATCAGGTCCAGCGTTCCTACGGCGAGCGGTCCAACGCTTTCCGTGTTCGTGCGCTCGGGAAGTTCCCCCGGAGCGACGATGACGTTCTGATACCGTTCGAGTTGGTAGAGAGCGCACGCGGGCGCGATGTCGTGCGCGTTCCGGATGCTCCGGAGGTGTGGGGGTTGGACGTTGCGCGGTTCGGAGACGACAGAAACGCCCTTGTCCGCCGCACACGCCGGGAAGTGCTCCCAGAGATTCACGTATGGGAGGGCTCCGACTTGATGCAGACGACAGGTAAGGTTAAGCATATGTGGGATGAGACTCCCGTGCTACAACGGCCCACGGCTATCCTGGTGGACGTGATTGGCCTTGGAGCGGGGGTTGTGGACAGGCTAATGGAGCTTGGTTTGCCGGTACGCGGCGTGAACGTTGCAGAGGCGGCGTCGGCCAAAGAGCAATTTCTGAATGCACGTTCCGAGTTGTGGTGGAAATGCAGGGATTGGCTGACTACGAAGGATGTGGTGCTCCCCGAGATGGAGCCGGGCGCAGACCCGCGTGAGGACCGTGCGGAGCAATTGTGCGCCGAGTTAGTGACACCTAAGTACAGTATCACAAGCAGCGGTCGTATCTCCTTGGAGTCCAAAAGCGAGATGAAGAACCGGGGCTTCCGGTCGCCCGATGTGGCCGATGCGCTGATTTTGACGTTTGCGGAAGACCTTTCGCTCATCATAGGCGGCTCTGACGGGGGTTTGAGAGACTGGAACTCCCCTCTAGAGCGGAACCTACCGTCTGTATAAGGAACTCGACATGCCGAAGGTATCAAGGAATACCGACCCGAATCCGAGCAAGCGCCGGAAGACCCAACCAACACCGTTGAACGAAGCGCAAGCTATCGTAGCGGGTCAGATTGAGGCCGCGATATCGTGGTATGAAAGCGATATTGAGCCACAACTAGAAAAAGCCACTCGCTACTACATGGGTGAGCCTTTTGGGAACGAGGAAAAAGGTCGGTCTCAGGTCGTTTCGACGGATGTTCGGGATGCCACGTTGGCAACGATGCCTAGTCTCATGCGGGTGTTCTTTGGTCCAGAGAACGTGGTGGAGTATGAGGGCCACGGAGAGGAGGACGAAGAACTAGCTGCGCAACAGACGGATTACACCAACTTCGTTATCAGGAATGATAATGACGGCTTCATGGTCATCTACAGTGCGTTCAAAGATGCTCTCGTGCGCAAGCTCGGGATCATCAAGTGGTGGTGGGACGACGCAGAGAAAGTTGAAGGACAGGAGTTCTCCGGTCTCACTCCTGAGGAAGCCGAGGCGCTGGCGTCGGACGATGAAGTGGCAAACGTCGAAGCCACTCCAAGTGAGTCGAGCGAGGGCATGATAGACTTACGGCTGGAGTTTCGTCCCAAACCGGGCAGGGCGCGCATTGACGCTGTTCCTCCAGAAGAGTTCATATTTTCTCCATCCGCACGAGACAAGAAAACGGCCCCACTCATGGGCCACGTTAGAGATGTACCCGCCGCAGAGCTAGTTGCTATGGGCGTGCCAGTAGAAGTTGTGGATGAACACAAGGGCGAGGGCGAGCGGATGGCGCACTCCGACAACTTGGAGGCGGCGCGCAGGCAGGACTACGGCACGGGGATTACGAATCAGGTGGACGAAGAGGACGAGTCGATGGAGCTTGTCCGTTTCGGAGAAGTTTACACTCGTATCGACATGAAGGGCGAGGGCGAAGCGCCTCTCATGTGCATCAAGACCATCGGTCCTAACTATAAGTGGTGGGATCATTATGTGGTGGACAAGGTGCCTTACGCGCTGTATGTACCCGACCCGGAGCCCCACACGCTGCTAGGGCTCTCGCTGGCCGATTACACAATGGATATTCAAGAAGTCAAAAGCATGTTGGAGCGGGGCGTACTGGACTCTCTAGCGCAGGCGCTTATGCCCGCTACGGAGGTGGTAACGGAGCACGTCAACATGAAGGACGTGCTGAACAAGGAGATGGGCAGAGTCATCCGAGTCCGACGGCCCGGAATGATCCGTGAGATTGCCACTCCCTTCCTCGGGCAAGCGGCTATTCCCGTACTGGACTACCAGACTCAAAAGATGGAGAACCGCACGGGTCAGTCTAAGGCTGGCATGGGGCTGGACGCGGATGCGTTCCAGTCCACCACCGCCGCAGCCGTGCAAGCGACTATTTCCGGGCGCCAAGAGCGCATTGAGCTTATCGCACGCATATTCGCTGAGACCGGGATGCGCGACTTGTTCCAAGGCGTAGCCGAGCTTCTGGCGCGCAACCAGGACCGCGAGCGCGTTGTACGCCTGCGCAACAGCTATGTAGAGGTCGATCCACGCTCTTGGGACATGAGCATGGATCTGCGGGTGAATGTAGCATTGGGCAACGGCTTGACGGAAGAGAAACTTGCGGTTCTCAACAGCATTCTCATAGAGCAGAAAGAGAACTTAAAACTCGGCTCGCCGCTTGTAGACTTCGCTGGATACAGGCGCACCATGCAGCGGATTCTTGAGCTTACGGGCGAGATGAACGTTGACCAATTCTTCTTGCCTTTCGACGAAGAGGCGCAGGCCAAGTGGGCAGAGCAGCAGGAGGCGAACAAGAAGCCCTCCGACGTGGAGATCGCGGCGAACGTCGAACTTGCTAAACTCCAGCAGAAGACACAGCAAGAGAAGATGGACGGAATGATTAAAGCGACTACTGCCAAGCTGGACGATGCCCGGCAAAAGCAGAAGATGGCACAGGACTTTGCCATCGCGCAGGCCCAGATCGAGGTAGATGGCGGGAAGGCTGTGATGAACACGGAGCTACAGCGCGAACTGGCGCTTCTAAAACAGCAGGCCGATGCGGACGCCCGTGAATTCGACGCCTCCCTAAAGATGTTCGACGAGATGGGCAAACAGGAACAAGGAGGGTAATACAATGGGGCGGACACGATCTACGCCAAGACCGGAAGATGCTCCGGCTTCGGTACTGGAAGAGTTGGTGTTGGGTGAGCCTCTGAATGCGGTCCAGCTAGGTGGGGCGGCAACGCGACTACTGAAAGACCCGGCTTTCCAACATGCGATGGACAAGGCGTACTCTCGGTGTTTTATCGAGTGGCAGGAAGCCGGTTCGGTAGAAGTCAGAGAGGCCGCGCATGCGCGTCTCTCGGCGCTAAAACTGGTGGAGAACGAGCTAGAGGTTCTGGTGAACAGCGGGATACTAGAAGGCGCAAACGCCTCGCCCGACGTTTACTAAACGACCCTGCCAAGTGTATCCCTAGCGGGGCACAGCAGGGCAAAAAGGAGAAGCCAAATGGCTGAGGACGGTCCGGTTAGCAAACACGATGCAGCAGAAAATATCCTTGGATTATTTGAGGAAGGCGGTGGTGGTCTGGATGTCTTCGAGAAGGTGGAAGACGAGGCTGTAGCCGCCAGCGGTGAGGAAGAGGGCGGTGTGGAAGATGAGGCTGAGGACGAAGTTGAGGACGAAGTTGAGGACGAAGTTGAGGACGCGGAATCAGAGGAAGACAAGGCGGGCGAAGACGACGCAGACGAGGCACCGGAGGATGAACCGGAAGAGGCTGACGACGATGAGATAGAGCTACCCGATTCGCTGTTCTTGAAGGACGGCGAGTGGTACGTTCAAATCACCGTTGACGGCAAAACTTCTGACGTTCCCTACGATGAATCTCGCAGCGGCGCCATGAGGACCGCTGACTATACCCGCAAGACGCAGGCTGTGGCAGAGGACCGAAAGGCTCTCGACGCCGCGCGTGCGGAGACTGCGGAGCAGAGAGAAGCGTACCTGAAAGGTCTACAGACGATAGAAGGCGTTATGGCTGCGCTGATGCCAGCGGAGCCGGATTGGGAAGCGCTCAAGCGGGACAACCCGACTGAGTACGCTGAGAAGTACGCTGCCTATCACGAAATGACAGACAAGGTACGCGGTCTCCAGGGCGAGCAAATGCGCGTGCTGGAGGCTCAGAAGGCAGAACAAGACGAGCAGACTCAAGTGTTCTTGAGGGAACAGAACGATCTACTTGTTGCGGCAGTACCCGAATGGGCTGACGCAGAGGTAGCGCGTACTGACAAACTGGACCTTGCTTCGCACGCACGGAGCCTCGGGTTCACTGACGAAGAGTTGGGCGGTGTAAAAGACCACCGCCTCATGCTCCTTCTACGTGACTCTCACCGGCTTCATACGCAGGCTGACAAGCGGAAAGTTGCCCGTAAGAAGATCAAGAAGTCTGCGGTGTTAAAGCCCGGCGCGGTTTCTAGGAAGCCAGCCGGAGATCGAAAGAAGAAGCGCCAGGAGGCAGCGAACAAGAAGCTGGCGAGAACCGGCAATGTCCACGATGCCGCTGAAGCGATGTTTGAAAGTATGGACGACAACGATCTATAGACCAACGGGACGGTTGGAGAAGAGTGAATGACCATTGTAGCAAACACCTTTTCCCGTTACGAGGCAAAGGGACTCAGGGAGCAGTTGTCCAACCAGATCTATAACATTTCGCCTGAAGACACGCCGTTCGTGTCTATGGCCTCTAAGGTGCAGGCGGAGCAAACCCTTTTCGAGTGGCAGACGGACTCGCTGGCTTCCGTCGATACGTCCAATAAGCAGATCGAGGGTGACGACATCACGTCATTCCCGGCTGTTGCTGCGACCGCGCGTGTGGGCAACTATACGCAAATTAGCAGGAAACTTCTAATTCTCTCAGGTACGCTGGAAGCCGTCAACAAGGCTGGCCGGAAGTCCGAGCTTGCTTATCAGTTGGCGAAGCGTGGCGCGGAGTTGAAGCGTGACATCGAGTCGATCTGCCTCATGGCGCAGGCTGGCGCGGCTGGTGCGGCCAACACGGCGCGTGCGACGGCTTCACTGTCTTCGTGGGTCAAGACGAACGTGACGACGGGCGCCAGTGGCGGAGACCCGGCGTATACGTCTGGTGTGCCAAGTGCGGTGCGTACGGATGGCACCACGCGCACGTTCACGGAGACCGTGCTAAAGAACGTCATTTCGCAGGTGTGGGTCAGTGGTGGGGATCTTCGGATTCTCATGCTCGATTCGATCCAGAAGCAGCTCGCTTCTGCGTTCAGCGGAATCGCCACCCGTAGCTATGACCTGTCGAACGTCGATCCTCGCCCGACGGCGATCATCGCTTCGGCGGATGTGTACGTGTCGGACTTCGGTGTGCTTCGGATCATCGCTAACCGCTTCCAGCGGGCGCGTGATGGTTGGCTGCTCGATCCTGAGTACGTCGGCATCGCTCACCTGAGACCGTTCCAGACGGTCAGGCTCGCCAAGACGGGCGACGCCGAGAAGCGCATGTTGCTCGTGGAGTGGGGGCTGAAGGTCAATCAGGAGGCCGCTCTTGGTCTCGCTGCGGATCTAGGCGGATAATCCTTTGGGTGGGGGGCTCCGGCCCTCCGCCCCTCACACTCTGCAACGAGAGGCATGATAATGGACGCACCAAGCACCTTGGTCCGCGCTAGCGCGCAGATCCAGTTTGACGCTGACCCCGCCGCGACTGATGCGGTCACGATTGGGAACATCGTCTATACGTATATCGCCACGCCTGCGTCGGCCTACGACGTGGACGTTGGCGCGGATATCACCACGTCAGTCGCTAACCTGGTCCTCGCTATCAACGCGACGGGCACGGGTGCTGCGACGACGTACTACGACACGGGCACGCTGGAGAACCCTATGATGTACGCGGCCACCGCCGCGACGGATCAGATCCTCCTGACCGCCCGCATTCCGGGTACGGTTGGCAACGGAATCTATCTGCTGTCTTCCGAGACGGACATCGACTTCGAAGAGGTCGGGGACACGGCGACGCTGTTTTCAACGGCTGGTACGGGCGTCTTTGACGACGCGCTGGAAAGCCTGATTGATGAGGTGCAGTTAAACAGTGAGGCTATTTCGCTGCTCGTTCACATGTCCTCGCGGTCTTCGGACTAAGAGGCAGCCGGAGAGGGGTAGACCGTGTACGTTTCAAAAGAGAGGCGCATGGTCTACCTCGCTTCACCCAAGACGGCAACAAAGGCTACTAAGGAGTATCTGCGTCTATTCGACTTTTACAAAACGGGCACGCACCATGATACTCTGACCGCACACCCCACGGGAGATTGGACGGTCTTTACAACCGTTCGTAATCCGTGGGATCTGTGGGTCTCGTGGTTTTACTACTCTGGCTATAGGATGGGCACGTTTTCTTTGCCGTGGTTGAAGGCGTGGCAAAAGCGGCATAGCACATATTATCCGTACTCCAACAACCTGTTTGGCTTCTACACGCAGTACGCAGACCGCATATTGAGGTTTGAGACCTTACAGGACGACTTACACGACCTGCTAGGCGACTATCCGGGGTACGATAATTACACCGTAGAGCTTCCGAGGATAAACATCGGAGCGAACAGGCTCACGCAAAGGAGGTCGGGAACAGAAGAATACCACTATCGTGAGGAGTACGAGAAGCACCCCGAAGTACGCGACTACATAGCCAAGCAGTACGCGGAAGAGATTGCCCTGTACGGATACACCTTCTAGGACGGAGAACGGACATGGGGACGAAGGAAGGATACAACGTGACGGTAGTTGTGCCCTCGGGCACAGACGTAAAAGCCTATTTCGCGCATGACTTAGCGCAAATGATGGCTTACACGGCTCAGCACTACTTGAAGCCGGGCAATCTGTCGAAGCTAAATCTGGCATTTCAGGTTGCAACTTACATCCACAGCGCCCGTCAGATCCTAGCGGACGCTTCGCTCAACATAGGGTCGCATTACACGCTGTTCATTGACTCTGATATGCGCTTTCCCCCGGATGCGCTTATCAAGTTGCTCATGCACGGGAAACCGATGGTGGGGATCAACTGTTCGACCCGAAACATACCTCCACGCTTCGTGGCTGTTAAAAGAGTAACAGGCCCGAATGGCGAGATAGGGGAAGTCCTTCGCACCACCCCCGATTCAGCGGGGCTGGAGCCAGTGGAGGCAGTCGGCTTTGGGATGGTACTTATCCGGCAAGATGTGTTTTTGGCCCTTCCCGACCCGACTGTCCTTCCCTGGTTTTGGTTCGACTGGATTCAAGGACACGCTGGGAAGACTCAGGTAGGGGAGGACGTTCACTTCTGTAACCTCGTTCGTGAGGCAGGGTTTGAGATTCTTGTAGACCATGATTTGTCAAGGAAGATCAGGCACATCGGCTCTATGGAGTACGACATCTCGTGTCCGCTTGCCTACGAAGAGGGCATGGCAGAAGCAGAGGCCAAAAATGAAGCGTAAACACTGGATAATCGCAGGGTTGGCTGTGGGGCTCATAGGAATGATTCTTGTGGGAAAATGCTATCGTAGCCAGGCGAATGAATGGGAGAAGCAAGTACGTGTCGTGCTTTCGCAGGCGGAGGACTTGGACAGACAGGCGAAGGAGGCGGTAAAGCGCGCGGACAATGCAGAGGCAGAGATCGAGATTCTGGTCGAGAGCGTGCGCGACAAGCAGCCGATCATACGAGAACGGATCGACTCTGTTCGCGTAGAGACCCCGCTTGAGCTAGCAGGGCACCCGGCTATTGTAAAGCGCGATGAGATCATTGCGGATCTGATCGTGGAGTCGGCAGATTGGGAGGAGGCGTACGAGAGAGAGGTCGAAGTAGCGAATCTTCTGCGTGTGGCTAATGCCTTCGCGCTAGCTCGCGGTGACTCGTTGGTTCGCGTCCTAGAAGACCGACCCAAGAAGCACCCGTGGTATATCCCTCGGCTGGGCGTGGGGCCGTACGCCGGGATTGATATGAACGGGAAGCCGTCGGTCGGACCGATAGCGGTACACCTCGCATGGGAGATTAAATTCTAATGGCTGACACACTGAAAGACAGGCTGTTCTCGATTGACCGAGCGACGAGGACGAAGCGAACATTTCACTATGACGACGACGATGGTTCGTTCGTAATCGCTACCAAGCAAGACATCCAGCCAGTGTTAGAAGTCGCGCAGGAGGCACGGAAGGAAGCTCGGGGCTTCAAAGGTGACGGGTTCCACAGGGTAGCTAATGTCCCGAATCCGGTCTGGTGGGATCTGCACCAGCGAGGAATCTGGATGGATGACAAGAAACTACTCAAATGGCTGGAAGAGCGGGACAATAAGGTATTCAAAACGCACAGGGGGCGGTTAGCATAATGCCTACAGGGACGGAACTACGACACAACCAAGAGGCAACGGCGCTGCTAGAGAAGGCTGCGAGCTCGAAGGGACTCAACATCGCAGTCCTGCTTCCCACATTCAACACCATGTGTTCTTCTACTGCCGTGGACTTGGCGGCGATGATGGGCTTTCTTGGGGCTGGCCCGGTGGCTCTGGGGCACTTGGACCGCGTGTCGATCAGCATGGACATCGACACATACGTACAGTGCGCCCGGCAAACGCTCGTAGAGGCAGCGATTGCGGACGGCGCGGACTACATGCTCTGGCTAGACTCGGACATGCGGTTCCCGCAGGACATCTTGTTAAAGCTGCTCAACCACGATAAGGATGTGGTGGGGATCAACTACAGCACAAGAAGCATTCCGCCTGACTTCGTTACGATCAAGAAGATGGGCAAAGACAACCCGAACAATCCAAGCGGCGAACCGTGTATTACGGGCAGCGACTCGACTGGGCTGGAAAAGGTGGACGCCATTGGATTTGGTGCTGTGCTTATCCGTACGGGGGCGCTCAAGAAACTTCCCGATCCACATAAGCACCCGTGGTTTTGGATTGAGCACATGCCCAAGACGAATAGGGTCATCGGGGAGGATGTCTACTTTTGTAGGCTGATGAGAAAGCACGGTATCGACATTTGGGTTGACCACGACGTATCAAAAGAGTGCGCGCACATTGGCACGTTTGAGTTCCGGTACGAGCACGCAGCCGCGTACCGCGCGGACATGCAAGACATGATGGAGGTTTTGTCAAATGGCGGGGATTAGCAATTACGTCGAGCTTAAGTCTGCGATCGCGGATTGGCTAGTTCGCACTGATCTAACGACTATTATCCCCACGTTCGTCGATAACTTTGAGAGCGTGGCGCGGCGCGACCCGCGAATAAGAAACTTAGTCTCGGTAGATTTCAGTGTAGATACCATAGAAGAGGATCTGCCCACCGATTTTCGAGAGCTTGAATCCCTGTGGCACGACGGCCCCACTTACGAGGGCGAGATTGAAATTGTCTCTGCTGGATCTCTGCCGGAGTTTGGCGCGGGCAGCAGCACGACAGGGGTCGTGTGCGCCGCAGCTATCAACCCGGACACGCAAGTTATACGGTTTGCTCCACCGCCCTCGGAAACATTTGCCCTCAAGATGCGGTATTGGGCGACCATCGTACGGCTCGGAGATTCCGTGCAGTCAAATTGGTTGCTGGCGGAGCACTCGGACATCTATCTGTACGGCTGCCTGATTGAAACGGCTCCGTACGTCAAGAACGACAGCCGCCTACCGGTGTGGCGATCAGAGTATGATCGTCGGTTGGCGGAGTTGGACGCAAACATTAAGCGCGGGCAATGGGGCGGATCGCTGGTCCGTCGTCCCTCGCGCAACTTCAACGTAGGGGAATAGACCATGCCGGCCACTGACGTTTTTGGATGGACAATGCCGACTGTCGGAGGCTCGCCCGGTACGTGGGGGCAAGAGCTGAACGATATGTTCGATGACGATATCGAGGGCACTGTCAACACAGTCAAGACGACCGCCGACGCGGCCTTGCCAATAGCTGGTGGAACCCTCACGGGCGAACTCAAGATCCTCACCGAAGTCCTGACGATTGTTAACAGCGGCAGCCTGACAGGTGCCATCGCGTTCGACATGGACACGGCTGAGTACTTCTACGGTACGGTCACAGGGAACGTCACTGGTATCACGTTCAGCAACATTGTCGCCAGCGGCAGCGTGGAGTTTTTCACGTTGGAGTTGACGAACGGTGGAGCGTTCACGATCACTTGGCCCGCCGCCGTCAAGTTCGATGGCGGAGTCGAGCCCACCCTGCAAAGCGCGGGTGTGGACGTAATAGTGTTCTGGTCCAGAGATGGTGGTACGACCATTCGTGCGGTCCAGTCCTACAGCGCGGCGAGCTAATCAATGGTGATGAGACAATTCAAGTTGATCGCGGCTCGGGACGCGCTACTGCCGTCCACACCGGATGCTCCGAGCCTAGTGAATGCTACGCTCATCTCGGACAACGACGTGCGCGTCGATTGGCAGGACAACTCCAACAACGAGACAGGGTTCAAAATCTACCGGAATGTGAGTGGGGGAGCTTACTCCCTTGTCCAAACGACGGCCCCGAACATAGAGACGTGGACGTTCAACAACCTTGACTACAGCACCAACTACTGCTGGAAGGTCTCTGCGGTGAACGACACAGGCGAGTCCGATCAGGTCGGACCCGACTGTGTGGCTATTCCCGAAGA